GTCCAAGACCTTTTAAAAATGAAGCATTAGATGCAGTTGGAAAAGAGGATGACGATATTAATAATGATGGAAAAGTCGATAAGACTGATAAATACTTAAAAAACAGAAGAAATACTATCTCTAAAAAGATAACTAAAGAAGAACTGAGAGAATTAATGCTTGAAGCATATATCGAAGTTCTTAAAGAAGAAGAAGGAGCAGTATTAGAGACATCTACAGATGAAATACTAGGAAAATTTCCTACAGTAAAGAAAGCAATAACATCTCTATTTACAAAAGAATATCCAGAATTTGTAACAGATATAAGATGGGTAGCACCAAAACCTTCCACATTTGCAGTTGATCTTAAAAACGGTCAATCATTTAACTTAAAATGGATGGGTAAAGGATTTGAAGCACAAATAGAAGGTAAAAAATACTACTTAGATACTTTACAAGACTACCAACAAGCTTTAGATAAAATAAACGACATACTTAAAAACGGACCAATCACCCAAGGTGAAGAACCAGGTGGAGAAGAGTTTGGAGCAGAACCAGCAGCCGGAGGCGGTGGAGGAGGAGATTTTCCAGGTGGAGAAGCCGGAGCAGAACCAGCAGCTGAATTTGGAGCAGAAGAAGCACCAGCAGGGGAAGAAGAAGCAGGAGCAGAACCAGAAACACCAGAAGCACTTTAATGAGCGTAATAGATAAAATAGTTGCAGAATGGGCTTTCCGTTGTAAAAAAGGATACCCGGATATGAATAATCCTAGCGATATAAAAATATTGAAAGAGATTTATTCAGAATATGGGGTAGTCTTGGAAGAGGAAAAACCAGAAAAAAAGAAAGAGGATGGAGTAACTCAAGAAGATTTAGCAGTATTAAGAAGTGCTTTTGAAAACATAAAAGTACCTTATTCAAAATACCTATCCATCTTTAATTACTTTGATCCGAACTCCTTAGGAACAATCTCAGAAGTTTTACTAACAAAACTGCTTAATACAGTAGATAACATTCAAGCTCAACATGTTGGAGGAGCACAAGGACTTGCAGATATAGTTGTAAATGGACACCATATTTCATTAAAGACAACTGCAAAAGGTAAACCTATTGGATTAGGCTCAGATGAAGTAAATGTTAGTCCTTCTGATTCTAAAGAAGTAGTAAGTACTCTAAATACGTTATACAAACAAGATCCTTCCCTAAAAAATCTTACTATAGCTCAATTACAAGGTAAAATTCCTGACGAAACATATAGTAATATTAATAAGAGATTATCTTCTATTGTTAAAAAAATAGCGGGAGAATTAAATAAGGAAATTTTTGTATGGGTAGAGAAAGTGTATAAACAAAAACTACTTACAGGAATTGTTATACACGTAGTAAAGTACGACTACAACGAGTCATTAAACACTTTCCTACAAAGCAGAATATCAGTAACAGAAAAAGCTTGGGGAGTAGTAGATCAAGCAGGGAAAGCAATAGTTAGTGCAGATACCTCAGGAAAACACCTTAATATAACACCAGAATTTGTATATAGTAGTTCAAAAGAAACCAACATACCTATTGATTTAGAAATAAATTTAAAATACTCATCAGAAGAAGTACAGCAAAAAGTCTCAGATAAAGTCTTTAACGCACTTAATACAATATACTCAGAACTTTTTTAAGTAAAACTAAACTATTTATAAACAAAAATAAAACACAATGGCAGATAATTTTAATTTAAGAACATTCTTAACAGAGAATAAACTTACAAAGAATACACAACTTGTTAAAGAAGAAGTTTCTTTTAACGGACAACCAGTAGACGTTAAATCGGTAGAAATTGACGGAATAGATACAAGTGACTATCCAGACTTCGTAGATGCATACATCTCTTATGCAGAGTATGCAGACGGTACTCCATTAACAGACGAAGAATTAGCACAATTTCAAGAAGAAAACTACGACCTAGTAAGTGAATTAATTCACGATAATCAACTTTATTTAGAAGCAAAGAAAGAAGATGCTATGGAAGAAGCATCTAGCGAGGATATGGCTTATACTAAAAAAGTTGACGAAGCTTTAGCAGAAAGTAAATTAACTGCTAAAGAAAGACGTTTAGTAGAGATGGTACAAAATGCTTTAGGAGAAGAAAATGTAGATTACACAATGGGACGTCAAGACGATCCAAACCAACTACCAAACCCAGCACCAGAACTTAACATACCAGAGGGAGAAGCTAATATAGAAGAAGCAAAACCTCTTCCAAAATACGAATCAATTGAAGAATTGATGAAAGAGATTGAGCACGGTACTAACGAAGCAGCTCACAAGTACAAAATGGATGAGATGAAAAGAGTTTACGAGGCTTTAGAGGCTAAAGTAGGATCTTTAGAAGAAGGAGAGCATGCTGAACATATCGATCAAAAAGCTGTTAAACAAATGCGTAAAGATATTGCAGCATTAAGAAAAGCAGAAGAAAAATTAAGAAAAGAATTTGATAAAAAATTCTCAGGTAAAGAAAAGAAAGAAACTCCAGCTAAAGAAAAAGCAGTAGAAGCTTTACAAGAAGGATTCAACTTAAGAAAATTCTTAGCAGAAAACAGAAAATAAGATTACTCAATAGTAAACAAGCCCACTCCTTAAAGGTGGGTTTTTTTATATACACATATTTATAATATATAAGTATATAATATGTCACAAGCAGATATAAAACAAATAGTAGCACAGGAGTACATAAAGTGTGCAAAAGATCCGGCTTACTTCATGAAGAAGTATTGCTACATACAGCATCCAACAAGAGGTAGAATCTTATTTAACCTCTACCCATTCCAGGAAGGAGTATTACATTTATTCAGAGATGAAAAGATGTTGATAACTCTAAAATCAAGACAGTTAGGAATCTCTACATTAGCCTCGGCCTACGCTTTATGGTTAATGATCTTTCATAAAGATAAGAACGTACTGGCATTAGCAATTACTCAAGCAACAGCTAGAAACCTTGTAACTAAGACGATTTTCATGTATGAGAATCTACCAAAATGGTTACAGTTGCCCTTTACAGAGAAGAATAAATTATCTCTTAGACTTAAAAACGGTTCTAAAATCACAGCTAAATCATCTAATGCAGATGCTGCTCGTTCAGAAGCGGTATCGTTACTGCTAATAGATGAGGCTGCTTTCATTGATAATATTGAAGAAACATTTACTGCAGCACAACAAACACTTGCTACAGGGGGTCAATGTATGGCTCTTTCTACTCCAAATGGTGTAGGAAACTGGTTCCATAAAACATGGGAAAAAGCTGAAGCAGGAGAGAATGGGTTTGTACCAGTTAAATTAAAATGGGATGTGCATCCTGAAAGAGCACAAGACTGGAGAGATGAACAATCAAGACAATTAGGAGAGAAACATGCCGCTCAAGAGTGTGACTGTGACTTCCTATCATCTGGAGATTCAGTAATTGAGGTTGAAAATATGGCTTTTTACGAAGAGACATATGTAAAAGAGCCGATGGAAAAGAGAGGCGTAGATGGAAATCTTTGGATATGGGAATCACCTGACTATCAAAAGTCTTATATGGTTGTTGCCGATGTCGCTAGAGGGGACTCTACTGACTACTCTGGCTTCCATGTCTTTGATATCGAAAGCTGTACACAAGTGGCAGAATATAAAGGTAAGATATCACCTAAAGAATACGGAAACGTATTGGTAGGAATAGCAACAGAGTACTGTGATGCACTTCTAGTAATAGAGAATGCCAATATTGGATGGTCAACCATTGAACAAGTACTATCCAGAGAGTATAAAAACCTATACTATTCATCAAGATCAGATAATGAGACAGTTGAATCGTATATGGCTAAGTACGAAAGAGATAAATTAGTACCTGGATTCACAATGTCTCTTAAAACAAGACCTCTGGTAATAGCTAAAATGACTGAATACATACGGGAAAGATCGGTTATAGTGCAGTCTAAGAGATTATTAGCGGAAATGAGAGTATTCATATGGAGAAATGGTAAAGCACAAGCACAATCAGGTTATAACGACGATTTAATTATGGCTTTTGCTACAGCTTTATATGTTAGAGATACAGCCATTAGAATGAGACAACAGGGGATGGATCTTTCAAGAGCTACAATGAATGCTTTTGTTGGATTGAATCAAAGAGATCCTGGTGTTTATAATGTTGCTCCTATGCGTAATAATCCTTATCTTATGGAAACGCCGTATGGTCAAGAGGACTTAACCTGGCTATTAGGATAAGTTACTATTTATAAATAAAACATTTTTAAAATGGCAGAAAGAAATTTATTTACCTCACTCCAGAGGCTATTCTCAACTGATATATTAGTTAGAAACGTAGGAGGGGATGAGTTAAAGATTGCTGATATTAATCACATTCAATCAACAGGGAAGTATCAAACCAATTCACTATTGGATAGATTCTCTCGTCTTTATATTTACAATAA